AGCTTGAGGTGCAAGTGCTGCATAATACTTAGGTCTTGGGTCACCAGGAATTTGTTTATTTGGTGCTTGAAGCTTGGTTGAAACTGGTGTTCCCCATGGTGACATTGCAGGCTGAGTTTGTGCTGGCGGTACTTGTTTAGGCTTTATAACTTTAGGTTGTAGCTTTTCACCCCCAACCATCCAAGTATGTGTAGAATACAACTGAGTTGGATCTAATCTTTGGTCACCTCTTCTTAATTCCAAATGAAGATGAGGCCCGGTTGATCTTCCTTCCTTCCCTACGTTACCAATAACATCACCAGCTGAAACTTTAGTACCTTGTCTTAGTCCTGAAGCAAAAGCACTTACGTGTCCATACCAAGATTCAGTTCCATCTCCATGATCTAATACAATCAAATTACCAAAGCCACTTGCAGATCCTGCTCGTTTAATAGTACCAGCAAAAGGTGCTCTAATTGGTGTTCCCATTGGTGCAGCAATATCAATACCTGGATGTATTTCTCCGTTTGCTCTTTGCTTACCGTAAGCAGAAGATATTACACCAACACCTCCGGTAAATCCAGAATTAGGTCCACCTTGAACCAAGGTTAATCCATTCAATAGTGTTATAGCATTAGCTACTCGCTTATCATCATTCTGACCAGCAGCAACTTCATATAATCTATTTACAATATTGGCCGCATCCTCAGGTGATTTAGCATTTTTAAGTGCTTCGCCTGCGTTTTTACGAGCACCTTGAGTTAATTCATACTGAATGTATTCTAATTGTTCTTCAAATGATGATCCATAAATTGGCTTTTTATATAGCTTCTCAAATTCTGCTCTTCTTATTTTATCCCATTGAGCAATGCCATACATCCCAATTGAATTCTGAGCAGTTGGATTTAAGTTTGGACCAGATTCTTGTTGAAGATTACCAACAATACCTGCTGCTTGTTCACTAGACCAACCTTTACTTTTAAAGAAATTGATGGCTTTTAATGCATTGTCAGTTGATCCAGCACCTTGCACTCCACCACCTCCGCCAGAACTTCCACCGAAGATTGAACCTGCAAAGTTTTTAAGTCTTGATATTGTATCACTGATAACATTAGCCAAGTTAAATGAATAACTTCCTGGCTCAGGAGTAATGTCAGATGAATTCTTTAAAGACATCAATGTATTTGTTTTGATCTGATTAGAATCATTAACAAGTATGTTTCTGAATGTTTCAGTAGATTCATTTTGTTTTTGCGGATTAGCAACTACTTTAATGATATTATACTTAATTACAGATTCTTTATTGCTTAAAGGTATAATCTTACCAGTAGTTTCTGCTGTGAATAATTCTGGTCCGTTTTCACCAACTAGATAAGTCTTATTCTGTTTAACTGGACCACCAACGGCTCTAGCACCAGTAATAGTATCAGCAGTAAATTTGGCACCTTCATATCCTGCAAAACCACCACCTACAAATCCGATAGCGCCACCAATAGCAGCGCCTGGTACAGCACCAACACCACCAAATAATGCACCAATCGAACCTCCTATTTCAGCACCAAGAGTTCCACCTGCTTCTGCACCGTAAGTAGCACCAGCAAAATCTGCACCAGCGCCTACGGTAGATTGAATTAATGTCTGTCCTTTACTTTGCCTATTTGCAAAATCAATTAGCCCACCAACTGCTCCTAATAATCTACCACCATATTTACTTAGAAATCCCGCTTTCCCTATCGACTTTCCACCTTCTTCTACTGCTTCTCCACCTTCTTCCTCTAAAGCATCCAGTAAATCAAATAGTTGATTATTACCACAAGCTCCAGGTGGGTTATTCTGAATAGCAATACCAAGTTGTTTAATGGCTTCATTTAATGCAGCAGTAGTCTTAAGTATCGAACCGACATTTGCTATTGAAGCAGAAGTATTAGAAGACTTTTTAGCTTCTAATCTATTTTCAGCATCAACTCTTCGTTTTGCATCTGCTTTAAATGTCTGTAGAGTAGAAGTATTTTCGATATTAGTGAAAATAGAATTTAATGAATTTTCAAAGCGAGTAAATGAATTTGAAATCTTTACTATTGAAGTAGGAGAGATTGATTCATGCTTCTTATGGATAACCTTCTGATTGTTGTCAGATAGCCATCTAGCAACAATTGAGTTGACAACTTCTGAATTAAGTGAATCATAGATATTCATTATAGTGTCTCAAGAATTGAAGCAGGGATGTTGTAGAAGTTAGGATCTCTTACATTGCCCATACCAGTAGCACCAGATCTTGTAGTTGCAGTAGCAGCAGGCATCATAGGTGCATAAGAATTCATTGAATAGCTAGAAGAATCCATATTGTTTACTTCTTGTGTAGATGCGGCAATAGCGGCACCAGAGGAAGCTTTTGGTTGCTGAAGAGTACCAGCAGGTGGTGAACTCATTTGTGAACCAGCAGGTGCAGCGGTTCCTGAAGTACCCTTAGATGCTGGAGTAGATGAAGATGCAGCGGTTCCTGAAGTACCCTTAGATGCTGAAGTAGATGCTGGAGTTCCCGCCGCAGTTTGTGTAGCCGCAGCTTTAGGGTTATCAGTTTGTTTAGTGACACGTTCAGGTTTATCTGATGGTATTTTCTTTATTCGTGACATCAACATGCTACGAACTAAAGACTTTATTGAATCTTTAATGAGAGGTAATCTATTATTGATAAAAGGATCTGAATCTGGTGTTAGACCATTGTAAATCTTAGGGTATACATCATGTGAGATAGTATCAATTAAAGGCTGTAAACCTGTCAATGCATTAGTTGTCAATAAATCGACACCGGAATTTTTTAGATCTCCAGATAGAATTTTATTAATTGCTGTATCTGGAGAACCATTTGAAATGACTATTTCAGGTAGCTTAGAAGTAGGATAAGCATCATTAAGAATAGGTATTGCAATTTGCTTTGTAATCTTATCTAGGTTAGGAGGTGTTTCTCCTGGTGCTTTACCTTTAGAACTGAGTGCAGCATCACCTATTGCTCCGACTAATCCAAGGCCGGCCAAACCGTTACCAGCTAAACTGAGTTTATCTAAATCGGAAAATTTAGGTTTTAGATCAGGTTTATCACTAGTGATACTTGGGCGGCGCATTTTAGGGATATTTTCTTTACCCCCATGCCGCTCAGCAGGTGTCATATTTCTGCCAGATGGTCTGGTGAATCCAGGTGCCTTTACTTTCTTAGAAGCATTTAATCTGTCTTTAAAGTTAGAACGTGGCTTACTTTTACCTGCTGCTGGTGCGTTTACACCTTTGCCTTTACTCAGACCACCTGAAGTCAATCCACCAGGAGTATTAGATTGATTAGAGATTAGATCAATCAAATTCAGAATAGAATTAGTTAAAGTCGAGAATGCATCATTAAGTGGTTCTAATGCTTCAACAGAAATACCTTCAGAAGGAATCTGCTCAGCTGTCTTTGTTTCAGTAGAAGTGGTTTCAGCAATTCTTCTATCGTACTGGATTTGATTAAGAAGATCTTCTTGTTGTTGTTTTGTGATTACACCAATTCGGTTGGCAAGTTTTATCATTCTATCTAATTGTTTAATGATAGTATTGATAGTAGGATTAGTTTCTTTCTGTACTCTTGTTGGAGTTTTTAATGCAGGAAGAACACCAGTATCAGTATTTTTAGCTCTATCTAGATAAGATGATCCGATGCTACCAAGAGCTTTTGTGGCTAGTCCAGATATAGTACCTGAACTAGAACCAAAATTGAAATTACCAATATTTTCGAGAACTTTATCAAAAAGCTTTTTACCGAAACCACCTTTTTCAGCAGTTTCGGCAACCTTTTCGCCTTCAGTTACAATAGCAGTTGGTAGTTTTGCCAAGTTTTATCTCTATTCTTCTTTTTGTTTTTCTAAAAATTGCATCAATAGCGCTACATATATGTCTCGTTCAAATGGCATTAAATCTTCAACTTCCGTTATTGAATAATGATGGTGCTGAGCCAAAGCAAATACTGTGGTGTAGTAGTTTGCTAATGTATTATGGCTCAGCGCCAGGTAAAAAAATCACTTAACGTAGTCAATTCAATGATTCGATCATTACCAAGTGAGTTCTTATATTCAAGTTTGTAGTACATCTGGGGAAGATTATCAAAGAATTCTCTAATCTTTCCAAATGTTTCTACATCAAGACTTTCAAGCCATTCAGTAAGTTCGGCATCAGTATAATCTTTAGCAGGATAGACATTTTCTTCATCAAAGATTGAGTCAATACACTTACGGACTAGATATTCAACTAGTTCGGCACCTGTTGAATTAAGTGGTGCATCATCAATAATGGTGACTGATGGATACTTCATCTTAATGCCAACTGAATCATTTACATGAATAATATTTGAAATATCAGGCTTCTTAAGCATTTCTACTTCATCTAGATCAATCTGGAAGTCATAGATCTTATCATCTTCATTGTCTTTATATGAGACTTCAATAATGTTATTGACAGATTTTGATCTCAACTTCAGGAACATATACTCCAAATCAAAAGTCGCAAGATCATTAATCTTGAAGAATTCACTTGCGACACAGTTATTCAAAACCTGTTTAATAGCAAGAACAATATCCTTTTCAGATGTTGATTGCTGAGCCATGAGAAGAATCTTTTCTTCTTTGACTGTAAATGGTCTGAATTTAACTGTAGTTCCAAGTGACGGAACATCCATGTCAAATAGTGGTTTGTCAAGTTTAGGTAATGTCATAATTTACTCCAATCATTTAGGATAATTAACTTCATAGTCTATGTATGCGAACGGAATTGTAAGTTTAATAGGCTGACCATCACCCCATGATAAGCTTTCAGAAGGAAATGCCATGGGAAATGCGTGATAAACTTTATTAGTAAGTTTTAGATTACCTAGATCATCATACAACTCAATAGAAATATCAGTTGTGTAACTATCTTTATAGCCTACTTCATAAACACCTTTAGTCTTTGCCTGAGTATTGCCTTGACCTTTGAAATTAAAGATTGCATTTACCCAGTCATTAAAGAACTTATGAATATAAGAATTGGCATCGATTGTGAAGGTAATTGAAATTTCTTCAAAGTTAGCTACATATGGGACACGTTCAGTTGGCCCATAACCAAGTCTTGGTGGACCGTCAGCCGAAGCGAATGCCATACCAGGCATTCTAACCGAGTCAGCACGAATTAGAATATCATTAAGTTTACCGTATGAATTTAAAGCCGCAGGTGTTGCAAAGAATACTGAATACTTATTATTCTTAAGTATTCCATTCTTATTAATGCTAGTGATGAATTCATCTATTTTAAATGCCGGCATTTTAGTTACTCAATACTTTCTTTTTTGAATCTGCCCATACTTGAGTCTTTGAAGCTTTAGCAAATCGTTCAGTAGGAAGCCAAAGTGCAATGTCCCATTCAGAAGGAAAGATATACATAAACTTCGACTGCATATGGTTAAATAGATATTGCTTCACACAAGGCTCGAAATATCTAAATTTAGCAGCACTGTTTAGTGTCTGATAACTGATTCTAAGTCTTGTTGATTCATCATACCTACTATTTATTCGAGTACCATATAAGGCATCCATAAGTTTAGCTCTAAGTTCTAAAGGTAGATAGTGTAGATTAATGCCCCAGAATCTACCTCGTTCAATCTTGAAAGGGAAAATTAGAGGCGCTCTATCGTAGTAAGGTAGCGTATCTTTATGTTTAGGGTCATAGAGATACATATACATCGCACCTGGCTTGATCACTTTAGTAATTCGATCTGAATCCGAGTTGATAAGCTGACGCTCATTAATGCGACCTTGCTTTGATGCAATCTCTCTATACCACTTACGTGCTTCTTCAGTTCGAGCAGGAACCTTGCCCGCACGGATACCTTTTGTGATTAGTTCGTCAAATATATTAGCCATTAAAATAGATCATCCTCGGTAATCTTGATAAATTCCCAACCTCGGTCAGCACAGTATTGTTCAGCCATTTTCCATTTTGCAGAATTCACACCCCATGTAGCAACTTCATTGATATAGCGCTTGGTAGCCTTTGTTTGTACTTTTGGTGGAACTGTTTGTGCTTTAGGTTTGACTTCAATTAGAAATGCTTTCGTTTTTCCATCTTTGTCTTTACGTCTCATGAAAAAGTCAGGATAGTATCTGTGTATTCTATTATCTATAGGTGAACGATAAGGAATAATAATTTCTTCACTGGAATACTCCAAAACATCTGGGTGAGCATCAAAATACATTAAAACTTTTAACTCCCAAGATGATCTGTAAATTATATTAGTTGGGTCACCTTTATATTTATCAGGATTTTTTGGTTTAAATTTACCTTGATAATATTTAGCCATGTTTAGCCACCTTTGTATTTATTCGGATTCTTAGGGATAAATTTTCCTTTGTAAGCCATACCAATTACCCGTATAAATAAAGATATATTTATAAAAACTAAAGGAACAATTCGTGGCATTCAATGTCAATGACTACATTAAAAGTTCTAGTAAATCTCCAACTCAACGAATAGTTGATACAGTTGTTGCAAG